CCTCAGCCGACCCGGCGAGTGGGGTCCCTATGCCCCCTATCCAGCAAAAATTCAATAAATTCTATCTAAACCAAAAAAATTAATAAAAAATATATATCCTAAGCGCTATGAGCCTTTAACAATATTTTTTTGTTGAGCCAGCATGCAGGCCCTGTGTACCCGTACCACCCCGGGCTCCCTCAAAGGAACCGGGCCTTACACTTTTAACTATCATGATCTGTATGAAGTCCAGTCAGTCGACCAGGGAAGCACCCGGTTGGATGTAACTTCTGCTGATCCATTCGGATTCACTCCGATAATCTTATCCGACTTCTGCCTGTTGCAAGTCCAATGTGCCAGCTGTAAGTTGTTGATGTCAGACGGGTGGCCGCCACGTGCCACCGGTATAATGTGATCTATAACTGGGCTCAGGGGGTGGGGGTATTTAAACGAGAAGTCCACCGGTCTATTACAGATGCCACACACTGTCTGCGTCGCAAAGATTCTTTTCTTATTTCTCTCGAACTGTAATCTGTGTGTCCCATCCTGATCAGGTCTGTTCTTGTTCTTGCTCATAATATCCAAAACAAAAGGCCAGATCATGTACACTACTACACCGGTACATTACCTGACCACTTTCTATATGTTACATTATATATCAGGTTTTAAATGTGTGCACACATCTTTAATTGATAAACAGATCCACATCTGCCAGCAGTGTCAGCATCCTTCCGTATGGATTCTCATAGCCGAACACTGCGCGCAGTTTATCCCTATTGATTCCCTGCAGATAGCTGGAGGCAAAGCGCAGGTCCTCATCCTTGATCTGTTTGAGAATAAGATCTCTCAATCCTTCTGCTTCACGTATCTCTCTGCTGAGTGTGTGCATATGCTCGTTGATCTTGTCTTCTTCCGAGTAGAGATCCAACAGCTTTGATGTTTTATCATGCCCTTTATTCTCTATCCTGATACCTCCGATCGGCGGCGACTTCGGCAGTCCCAGATCCTGCTTCAAATGTTTGATCTCTTCCAGTCTGTGCTGATAAAGATTGGCAGCGTTCCTGCAGTCATTGATTGACTGGATCTTTCTGAGTATCCTCTTCGCTTCTGATCTGTGCATGTTAGTCCCACCCCTTAATAAACCTACTTAAGTATATTTGAGCCTGCCGGTATACCTCGGCCAAGTTGAAGTCAGTGAATGTCTTCAACACTTCTATGTTCGATTGATCCACGTTTAAATATGTTTCATTGCTCAGTAATATCAGACTCCACGATGATTCCGATCTATACTCGCAGTAATATTCAAGGCAGGGATTCAGCTTCTGGATCTCTTTGAATACATCCAGAAATCTCTGCTCCTCTTTCCAAAGTTCACCGCTCATGTGTCTACCTCCTTCCGGATCTGTTCAAACGGAGGCAGCGGCATCCATGCGATGATCCCATTCAACCGGTTTGCGGAATATGAATCGATCCACGTATCATCCTCAGTGTATGCCACGTAATATCTGTGGCCATCGGTGGCCAGAACATCAACTGACTCCAGCCACCTGAGATCATCTTCGATGCATTCGTGCTGTGCCGGCAAGCCCTGGCTGCACAGCATCCAGTTATGTCGCCCTGTCAAAACGGAAGATCCTCTCCGGCAATGCCGGTTGTATCTATGTCGTTGGTGTAGGTACTGGACGATGCCGGCACTCTGTAATCTGTACCAGCTGTAGAAGAATGGTCACTGTTTCTCTTTGAGTCTAAGAATTCAAGATTGTATACACTTATCTCTGTTCTGTATCTGGTCTCGCCATTAGATTCATATGAAGACTTCTGGATGGATCCTTCAACCAATATCTTGGAGCCCTTTACCAAATATCTCTCGATGAGTTCGGCCGTCTTATTCCATGCAGTACAGTCAATGAAGTCTGCATCCTGCTGGCCGGGTTTAGGATTCCTTCTCTGTACAGCTAATGTGAAGTGGCAGTATGCAGCGCCGGAGCCGGTGGTCCTTAGTTCCGGATTTTTAGTCAGCCTGCCGGTTAGAATTGCTTTATTCATATCTATGTTTCCTTTCGTCAACGAGCTTCTTGCAGAACTCGCACACTTTTATATATTCATCGTAATATGGTGTATGGAACTCTATGTCATACCACCGTTCTTGACCGATGATCCCGGTCACACGAACATCGCATACATTTGGATCAGGCTGTGGTTCACTGATTAAATCGGTTAACTTGACATTTAAAGCGTTAGCCAACTTGATTAGCGTATCTAGTCTGGGGGTGATATTATTACTCTCATATTTTCTTATTTGAGAATCCGGCATATCACACTTTGTGCCTAATTCCCTTTGCGTTAGTTTTCTATATTTTCTTAACGTTTTCAATCTTTCTCCAAAATTCATGCATACATTTGGATTTTGAGGAAGTGGCTCTCTGGTTAAATCATCCGGATGGACGCCCAATGTGTTGGCCAGCTTTATGCGATTGTCATATTTCGGGTTACTTCTCCCGGCTTCATATTGTTTAATGCTGGATAGATTTATCATGCTGTTTTCAGCAAGATCCTTCTGTGTCCATCCTTTCTGCTTTCTTATTCTTTTGATGCTTTCCCCGACGCTCATTGTTCCAGTTCCTTTAATATTTTATCCAACGGATAATGTTTGCCTGTTTTTGTCAAATGTTTTATTCCGATAATACACATCGTCTGTCTGTCTATCATTCTCGCTTCCCTTCCGGCTTTATCGATTTCGATCACAATGTACTTGTTGCCATTTTCATTCTCCACTTCGTCGCCGACTTCGATTTCTTTTTCTTCTTGCTCTTTCTTCTTTTCATACTCAATGATTTTGTTGTAGCTTTCATTGATGTTTTTGAAAACACTTCCGTAAATGACTGAACGTCCAAACAGTTCTTCCGTTTCTTCCCAGTCTGTTTCTTTCCAAAATTCGACTATTTTGTTGGCTTTCTCCTGCATACTCTGTTCGCCTTTTGCAAAGCCTTCGTTGTATCCTGAGTCATATTGTGGTTCCCCGATTAAATCGGTTAGCTCTACGTCCAGAGCTTCTGCTAGTTTTTCTAATGTAGAAAGACGGAGCTTCAGCACTGGTGAATCTTTATCGCTTAATTCAAAATGGCTTACAGCTGCTTGAGTGATACCCAGCTTTTCAGCTAGTTCTTTTTGCGTAATCCCTTTTTCTTTTCTTACTCTTTTGATATTCTCACTGACACCCATCATTCCAACTCCTTTAAAACGCTTTCCATTCATTAACATCATGCAATTCCCAGTCCTCAGGATGATCTAAATTCACACCACAATCACCAGCTTTTTCTAATGGACAACTCTCACAAGTTTCACTGCTTTCACAAACACTTTCCAAAACTTGCAAAGCCTTAAAAATTTCTTCATTTGTTGGTTTCATTCTGGTTCTCCGTATTCGGCTACTAGTTCTTTCAGAAACATCTTTGCTTCTTCTCCGATTTTCTTCATAGAACCTTCAACTCTGTTTGCGTAGAATGTGTTGTCATAAATTTTAGCGACTAGTTTATAAACAACATCCTCTAAGACATCTTGATTCTCGTATCGTTCTCTGTCGATTCCAGATGAACCATACGCTTCAATCTCACCTGTCAAAGCCATAACGACTTCAACAATATCATTTGCGCTTAGCTTACTCATTTGTTTCTCCTTCGATCAATCCCAGTTTTATAAATAAGGATTTCGCCACTTCGTCTTCTTCTGCTATTTCATAAATTCCCATGTTATAATAGTTTTGAAAAATCTTTGATACTAAATAAATTTCGTTACCTGTAAATTTCATTCTTCTTTCCTCTTTTCTATCGGACAGTCATCTGGTGTTTCGTTGTTCCAATACCACCAGTCTATAAAGCGATGCAATCGCACACATTCTACGTAATTGCCAAACGCATCCTTGGCAAACTCACATTTCTCGCATCTGCATCCTGTCATTCTTCTTTCCTTTCTGCTCCTGAACAGTAGTCATCTGGTCTCGTTGACATGTATGCGCCATAGCCGTCATAGTTCTCAGTACACATCATGTCAATGTAAGTATCATCAAATTTATTCATTTGGAAAAACTTACAATCCTTGCAACGAATCAAATCAGCCACTTCTTCTTTTGCCGTCCCAAAGTAACCACCTTCGTTCTTAACTATGACTACATCCTTTCTTATTTCATCAACATATCCATGTACGAATACTTCGTCACCTATCTTCATTTTTCTTTCCTTTCTGCCACCCAGCAATACCCGTCTGCCTGTGTGCTGTGTACATAGCCAAGCGTTTCATCTGCGTACCTATCGCACTGTTCATCAGCATAATGCTTGCAGTCCTTGCACCTGATAACAGGCACTGCATCAACAGTCGGCATCATGTCTATCATTTCTCGGATATCGTTTTCTGAATAAAGTTTCTCGTTTGGATTATTCAGATGCCCATAGTCTATGAATTTAGCAAGTGCATCTCCGTCAATCAATCTCATGATGTTCTCCTTTCTGCATACCCGCAGTAAAAATCATCATCTGTGTCAATGTGCGAAACCTCGTACGTTTCTCCGTATAGTGACCGCCACATATCGTCACTTTCGCAAAAACCAAATGATAATGGTGCTCCTGCATAATTCGTCTGCCGCCTCCAATGTTTGCAATCCTTGCACCGAATGATTTCTGACTGTGCGGGTGGCAAATTAACAAGTGTTGCTATCGTCGTGTCCAACTCATCTACTCTGCTTTTTTCTGCATAAAACAATTTTGAAAATGTATCTGGAGTGTTATCGCAATACAATGCCCTGTGTTCTTTCAGCGCATCAATCGCAGCCTGTCTGCTGATTAAGTCACTCATTTTGTTCTCCTCCGCACTGATCATTGCTATTCAGAATCTCTAACAGTTCATCCAGAGTTTGGCTTGTATCGATGAAGTGTTTATCTTCTATAGGCTTGAAATAAACCCTTCTTATTCCACCAGCATCATATATGCTGTGTATATTGTCTGTTTCCTCTGCCGGTAACAAATAGTCACCTATCCTTACAAACTTGTTCATGTTTCCTTGCTCCTACCCACCGCAGGTCATGCTGCGGACGTCTTATTTTTCCGTTGCAAATATCACATACGCTCTGTCCGGAGTAACCGAGCTGTCTGCCGGCAGCTCTGGCACTGTAATACTGGCGGACCTTGCGTCCGTTCTCATAAAGCGCAACCTTCTTTCTCCGGGGATTCTTATTCGTTGATGCATTCCGGCTCGATATTTCTGATCTATGCATAAACTCGATACGAGCCGGTTTAAATGTGTCAGCGTATAATACCGGTATCCTTTTGTCTTTGTTTGGATTCCAACCAAGAAAAGCTCCGGCATATATCTTTACAGCGTTAGCATCTCTGCTTCCGATGTTCACTTCGAAGTGGCTTCTGTGTTTGTAAACAACCAGATCGGAACGATTCCCGTTCTTGAAAATCCGATAAAAGCTCCCTGATCTGGTGACATACCAGCTTGATCCACGCTCCTGGTGGAACAAGACTTCATTGAATGTTTCTTCTTTCTCGTCTTCCTTTTCATCGTCTTCGACCAGGATGCAGCCTTTATAAGTATCAGATCTGGCCATGAAATATAGCAGCTTTCCCGGAGTGAAGCTAAGGTCCTTCATTACCTGCCTTGAATCAACGTATCCTCTTATATCGAACGTATCCGGATCAAGCATCATTAATCGCATTGCTTAGCCTCCAGAGCTTTTATCTTTTCTCTCAGATACTCATTCTCATCTTTTAATTTCTGCAGATAATTAAATTCATTTGCCTCGATCATATAGATCACATCTTCAAATGCCTGGAGGTATCTGCGGTAATATCTCAGCTGTTCCTGGTATTTGGCGCTGCGCTCTTCGTAGATCATCATCCACTTGATGCCGTAATCGCATTCCGGATATTTTTCTTTCAAGTTCTTTTCAAGTGTGCTCATCTTCTCGTTCAGCTGATCCACTTTCTTCCGGAATGTTTCGTAGATCCTAAGGATCGTTTTATCCGTTACTTCCTGTCCATGTATTTTCATTGCTGGATCCTCTTTTCTGTTCCGTTTTGGATCTTGGTGACGGTCTTCCCGAAACCATAGTCAACCTCGATATATTTATCAAACAGACCATCGTATATAAGCCGGCCTTTCACCGGCTTTCCGTCTAAACTGGTTGCTTCCCAGATTCCCGGTTCATATGCTTTTTCCATTTTTCCCTCTTCCAAACCCTTCTGCAGTCCTTTCACATAGGCCTTGCCAAGCTCGGCCATTTCTCTGCTGAAAGACTTTTCTTCTTTTTCTTCATCTCTCAGAACATCCATGTAGTCATCAATGTTCCATTCATCAATTTCATATCCATCGTCGTCATACTCTTTATACATGTTTACCTCCAGTGCAGTTCTGTATGGCCGTCAGGTCTCAGTTCTGTCCGGATGCCATACTTTGCTTCGTAGTCCTCCATGCTTGGCAGGTCTCCGGTTGATTTCCATTCGTTCTGAAAATCAATCAGCATCTGCCGGTATAGATCTACCAGGTCTTTAGGGCTTTCAGGTTGTTCCGGATACGGATGCATTTTTTTTATTATTTTTTCAAGTTCATCCGTATATGGGAAAAAGTTTTTATCAGCGTATTGAATGTAGTGGTCGGCGGCGGCCCTTACTGTGTCGAAGTCGACATCCTGGAAGGCGCTCATCCACCTTGTTACCACCGCCTCTTTTTCGTCTTTATTCATGGCCCGAAAATACCCTGGATATTTCTTGTTTAATTTGTTCAAAATTTGAACCGTTTCATTTCGATTCATTTGTTGCCTCCTAATATATAAATATTGACGTCTCACTTGGCCGGCCAGCCTCCTACTCCTTTTCCTACTCCTTATCCCTTTCCTTTTCCTTTTCCGTTTCTATCCTTGGTTGAAACTATGGTTTTTTAAATGGTTAAAAACTATGGTAAAAACTATAGTAAAAACCTTGGTTAAAACTATGGTTTTTTCTTCTTTGGACGGCCGCCTTTCGAACCGCCTTCTACTCTTTTTACAGAATTAACAATGTTCGGTTTTGCAAGCGCCCAGGCTATCTTTAATTGCTTTGACCAGCTGTCGACATCCTCCGGCTCTTCTCCATTGAAAGCCAGTGCACATGCGCTTTTGGTAAATGCGACAATTTCATCATCATCCATTTCTTTTACCGCATCGTAATAGCTTTCAAAGAATGCGAAGTATTTAGCATTCATAACAATCCACCTTCATTCTTTTCCTGGAGCGCGACCTTGACACATGGAGTTTCGGAATAGACCTTTTCCACATGCAGTAATGTCACCTGCTTATCATCTTCAAATGCAATGCCATTTAGTGAGTCCAGGACGATCTTTGCGATATTATCGCAGTCCGGCTTTATCAATGGCCGGATGAACTTATGCAGCATGAGCCCAGTTCTTTTCTTTGACGTGCTCTTAGGAATTGGAAAATCTGCTTCTATGTATGCTGCAATGTTCCCGCGCATCAATTCATGCCCGGAATAGACACTTAGGTATCTATCCCGAACAAAATTCTCATAATTAACGGTCTGCTGTGGAGTATACGTCCTGACAAATGCGCCCTGTCTTGAGAATTTAGGACGCTGTTTGGCCATCGGCTTTCCAGGGATCTCAAAATAGCGCTTTGGGCTATTCATTGATCACTTCTCCGGTTTCGGCATCGAATACTTCCTCGTATTCGGCCTCATAGAATTCATTTGGAACTTCTGCCATATCTTCCTTGATCTCCGTCTTGATCGTTTCGTCTTCAGAGATCTGACGTGCAAATTCAACGCTTAACGGCGCATATTTCAAGGCCTGTTTTAATACTGTCTTTTTGGCCATTGCATCAAAATCCGTCTGCCAAGGACCATTGCTATAGGTCTTCGAATACTTCTTTCCATGCCTTTCGACATCCTCTCTGGACATGACTTCAAAACCATAGGCGCCTTCATTTCTCCATACAGCGTAATAGCATATGATCTTCCCACGGTCCTTCATTGCCGGTTTGTGGACAAGGTTCGGATTCAGACCGTACGAGTACTCAAACTCATCATTTTCATAAACTTCATGCACTTCCACATTTGTCCCGGATCTATGAGCCAGATTAAGTAATCCTTTATATCCGATCTGGAACTGTACCTGCTTGCCGTACGGGATCAGATACGCTTCTCCCAGTGGAGTGTTCGGCTCAAGGCCGAGCTGCGCTGCATTCATCATTGCCGCCAGGAACGACTGCGGTGTACACTGTGCCAGCTTCGGTGTATTGCTGATCGCTGATAAAGTGATTCTTGTAAATCGTTCCGGAGTCATCACAGAAGGCAGAGCCTTTGCAATCTCGCCTTCCATAACCTTCACATAGTCTTTTATTGTCTGTGGCTGCTTCTTGGCCATGTTATTATTGGTAGTCTTTTTCGTTAATTCCTGTTTATTCGCTGTTGCCATTTGTTAATCCTCTTTCTTTTCATTCAGATCCACGTACCAAAGGCCTGTGGATCTGTCATATTTCAATTCATCATAAATTCCAATAAAGATATTCAATCTTGTGTCTTTTACACAAAACGATGCGTTTGATGGTTGTTTTTCTCTTCTCGTTAATTTAAATGAATCTCTTTTCCCTTCGTATCCTCGTGCGAATACCAGCTTGTTTTCGTCAACCCCAAGCCGAATGAACGGTTCTTGCGTGATTTTGTCCCCGCTTCCATTAAGGAACGATATGCGAACAGAGTCTCTATTCTTTCCGTAACCCCCGCCGATTGTGACATCATTTTTTCTTTTCTTGTTCGATCCGTTGCTCTTTTCCAGCCAGTCAACCGCCATTCTTTACCTCCTTGATTCCGAATTGTCTATATGTGCTTTGTTTCAAGCATTTCTTGTAAACATCCGGATATTCTTTTTTCAATAGATCTGTGTCAATGGAAGTCTTTTTCCTCTGCTTCCAGTTGACATATGCTTTGTCTGTTCTTCCGGAACAATTCTGGCCGAGCTGCTGCTTCAGCTCTGACTCGCATTTTCTTTTGATCGTCCGGAACTCTTTTATCTTTAAGTTGACCATTGCCAGCAGTTCGATAACGTCATCCACACCGATCAGATCGATCGTGTCATCGTTTGCATCAGGATATAAAGCTTTCAACGCTTCCTCTGTCGACTCTGATCCATCGATTGCTGGCTCCTGGTCGCTGGTCACCAGCTCCCAGAAGTCCTGTTCGTACGTTATCATCGTTTCTATGTATTCCTCATTTCTTTCGATTTCCAATACATAGAAATCTTTGGATAACACAAGGACCGCTATATACCACTTATCTAATCCTGTGACAGCCATGTAATGCTGGCATTGTGCGTAATAGGTAGGTGGTACATCTCCGCCTGCATAATCCGTTTTGTTCAGCATGTTCGTTGTTTTGCACTCAAGTCCGGCCTTCTCACCAACGATCAATCTGTCCACATTTGCAAGCATGAACGGGTGTTCAACGCTCTGGAACGAATAACCGGATCTGCGGACCTTCTTGCCAGTCAGCTCCGTAAATCTTTCGGCCACATACGCTTCCAGATCCCGGCCCTGCCTCATTGCTTCATTGTCATAGTCCTTCTTGATCCTGCCGGTCTTTTCACACCACAGCATGTATGGCGACTTCCAGGCATTCAATCCGAGGATGACACCGGCATCGGAACCGCCGATGCCTTTCTTTCTTCCCTCTAGCCACTCTTCTCTTGTAGATGGAAGCTTTTCTTTAATAAAACTCATTGCATGGCCTCCAAAAGCCTTTTGGCCTTTTCTACCGGAGCCATGATCGCATCGGCTCTTTTTTTTCTTTCGTTGATAAAATGCTGTAAATTATCTTTGTTTCCTAATCGGTACCCTTTCTGATCGGATGTACCGACAATCATGACGTTTGCGAACATTCCGTCATTATCGGCATTGATGTCCTCAATGGCCTGCCGGATCACTCTGTCTGACAGGTGGGTGATGTCCTTCAGGTAACTCCTGGACACGCATCCGCGTTCTCTGATCGTGTCTATTATCAGTTGTTTCAATTTAGCTCCTCCTGCTTTTCTTCCATCAATCTTTTGGAAGCAGCTTCGCATTCCTTCGTGAGTAAAGTGCCCGCATCATGCATGGCCTTGCCCAAAATGCTTTTGATCTGATCAAATACTTTTTCATCAGCTCCCATTTTGGTTAGTGAGTACACAGCGGCGACATTCAATTTACCGTTGGCGCGCACTCCGTCGTCAGTGATCCGGATATCGCATTTAAATACCGGAATATCATTATTTTTTTCCATAGGTCTCCTTTCGTGATAAAATAGAGACGTAAACATAAACGTTTACGTTCGAGCTGTTTCGTCGTGGTTTCAGCTCCTTTTTATTTTCATTTTCTTGCAAAGCTCGTCCGTTGAATAACCGCCAAACGGCAGTCGCTCAATACCTAAGTGCTTTGCCTTTTTTCGGATGGACGAATAGCTGTAACCGACAGCTATCGCGAAATCCTTCAGCGTGATCACATCGTGATCCAGCGCCCATTTCTTTTTCTGCAGGCTCCAGGGCTTTTCCCGCCATGCCTGCCACTCCTGGAATGGTGTCATGGCAGCAGCTCCAGAAGCGTTCCGGCAATGAATTCAATCAAGACGATTGCAGCGAATAGTCCGGCCCATACCGCTACCATCTTCGAATCCTCTTTGATTTCCTTAAGCTCTCTTTCCTGCGCTTCTCTTTGTTCCTGAATATCTGCGCACAATTGGTCGACTATGCGCTGGTTCTCAAAATGCTGGAGCTGTTCGGCGAAATCCAAAGTGACTCCGTCCATGCCTTTTCCTAATGTCTTCATGTCTTTTTCTCCTTCCGTGACGGATTATTTCCGTCATTCTCTTGTTTTGTGTCGGATGTATTCCGTTGCATTTAAACGATGTGTCGGATTATATCCGATACATCCCTTTTTTCTGCTCACCCCCTCCAAAGACAGCCTGACGATAGATAATGACAATCAAAGCTATAAAGAAAGGAGGTAAATAATTTATGAAACAAGTACGTTCTGCGAATGTAACCAAAACTGTATACCGTCAGACCGCCTTTGAAAGAGGTGAACATGTTGGCTGTCAACCAACTTCAATTTTAAAAAAAATAGGGTTAGAACAATAGATCATCAAGGCTGATCTTAGCTTTTTCTTCCGGCTGTTTAGAATTGTACAGCTTGACGATTTTATCCGCCTGATGCAGCTGCAGTTCTCCACAGTCATTGACCAGCTTCCGGTATGTCGGAATGCTGACGTCTAAGAAGTTCGCCATTTCAGCTTGAGTCATGTTCAACCCTACTTGGATCTGTGCCAGATTGATCATAGATGCTCCTTCCTAGAAGTTTGTTATCAACCAACTTCACTTATAATAATACCTGTTCATATGTTTGTTGTCAACAAACTTTTTTCTTTTTTGTAAATTAATCTTTCCAAAATATAACCCTATTTTTCCGTTTTAGTATGTTGTCAACAACGTACTGTGTTATTATATATGTGCATATAATTATTAAAAAAGAGGTGAAAAAGTATGTATAACGAATATTATGTGACAATGGGAAAGTTTTTTAAAATCAAGCGACTCGCGCAAAAGATGACCTACGAACAAGTCGGCGAATCGCTCAATCATAGTAAAGGATGGTATTACGATGTTGAGCGCGGGAAGAATAAAATCTATTTAAAGGAAGCCAAACAATTGTGCGATCTGTTTGGATGTACACTCAACGATATGCAAGAGTTCATAGATACCAACCTTTAAATGCATTTTAGTTTTCTAAAGGACATCATTCATGTCCATTTAATTAATAATATATAAATTGAAAGAGGCGAAAAAAAAGATATGGGATTATTAAAAGGACTGGGCGATAAGATGCTGGATGCATCGAAGTCAGCAATCAAAGAAAAGTTAGGAATTGAACAGGAACAGGCAGGAGCCCCGACTCCACCGCCATTCAAGAAAAAGCAAAAGCTATGTGAAGTGAAGTCTTTCCTGGATGAGCATCATGCCGGAGTGTACTCAATAAGAAAGATTGATCCGGATTTCTTTGCCCCGGAAAAAGAAATAATGGAGCGGATCAGTATGACCTGCGTCCGGATCTATAAATATAAGTTCGGGTCATATTCCGTGAAGCTGGTTCCAGAACCAACAAATGCACATGATCCTAATGCAATTATGGTTCTTTTCGACAGCGCATATGTCGGATATATTCCGGCAGAGCTGACCGGAGCGATGCGTCGATATATCGGAAAAGAAGGCTCGCTTCGCGGTGTCATATCCGGCGGTCCGGCCAAGGAAGTGTATCGAGGGTATGTAAAAGACTACCTAAACGATACGAAGATTTATATTGAAACAAAATAAAAAAACCATTACCAGCTGGTACCTGGTAATGGATCAGAAAATCTTCAGTGCGGTACGAAGTTTTTCTATGCTCATTTTACCACAGAATCGAGGTTAATATGACTATAATCAGAAAAGAATTCCCGGTAAAGGGAAGAAAAAGGCCGGTCATCAAATACCGGTATGTGGTCACGTATAAGGATCCTTTTGGTGAATCCCGTCGTAAATATTCAAAATGGTTCCCTTCGCAAAAGGAAGCGGAAGCTGCGCAGGCGAAGTATAAGGCGAGTCCGATTACATCCGGAGTTAAGCTGAGTTTTTTGAAACTAGCGAACGAATGTATCGATGATAAGAGATCCAGAGTGTCCGATCGGACGTACAGAGAGCAGAAAAGACGGGTGGAGACGTGGTTCAAACCGCTGCACAATCTGTCTGTGTATGACATTACCCCGATGCAGATAAAGAAGGTTTTCGAGCCGTATGAAGCTCGATACGCAACCGGAACGATGAACAAGGCCTTTAATTGTCTGAAGACCATTTTTGATTATGCCGTCCGTTTCTACGACCTTCCTTCTAATCCGATGAATAAACTCACGCGGTATAAAGAAACTGAAGAGGAGAAACTACACGAGATGACGATATGGAATCTGGAACAGTTCGAAATGTTCATGGCTGCGATCCCGGATGAAAAATGGATCTATGCTACACTTTTCCACGTACTCTTTTATACAGGTCTTCGGAAGAACGAGGCTTTAAGTCTTACATGGAATGACTTCGACGGAAAACAGTTGAAGATATGGAGACAATGGCAGGACGGCCGTTGGAAAACGCTCAAGACGAAGAATTCGAAACGGAACATCCTTTTAGATGCTGAAACAATAAAACGCTTGAGAACGCTCAAAAAGCAAGCTCAGAAGGATGAACGATTTAAAAATTCGTGGTTTATTTTTGGCGACATGAAACCTATGGGGACCACCGAGATAGACAGAGTGAAAGCTAAAGCTATTGATGTTTCTGGAGTGCCATACATCCGGATACATGACCTGCGCCACAGCCACGCGAGCTATCTAATCAGCAAGGGTGTGAACATGGTAACGGTATCCAGAAGGCTCGGCCATAGCTCTATTCAGATGACAATCGACCGCTATACGCACCTGCTGCCGGATGCGCAGGATGAGGTGATAAACGCACTAACGAAATAGAAATCGTTGCACGATTGTTGCACAGATAAAAAAAGAGCCTTTAAATAAAGGCTTAAAATGCGATGGTGGAGCCTAGGGGGTTCGATAAAGTGATATTTTACGATTAAAAACAACGATAAATAAAGCATTTTAGGTTCACCTAGTTGCATTAAATGGCACGCAGTTTCATGAAATTGTTGCATAATTTGTTGCATAATTTTTTAACTTTTTTATCAAGATATATTGACATTATAGGTATATACTGATATAATAAGAGTGTAAAGAGATAGGGGTTACCTAAGGAGGACAAGAAAATGACAAACATGAACAGTGGTTACGCAGGATACAGAATGAGCAATAGAGCCGTTGAGGCATACGATTCCGGAGCTCGTCCGATCAGCAAGTGGACGAAGACAGATATGATGGATGAGATTGAATCCATCATCGATGAATTGAATATTGACTGGACAATGAAAGATCTGAAGGCGCTGAAGGTGAAAGCGCTGCGTGAGCTGGTATTGTCGTATGACAGCTGGCATCACACTTCGAGCTACTGTAATAATACAGACTTCTACCGAATTGATCCGGAGCGTATCGAAGACATCACATTGGCAGACATCGAAGAAGCAAAAGCTAAACAAAGCGTCAAAAAAGAAGAACCAAAAGAAAAGCGCGTAAGAGCAGAGTTCCTGGTATGGTCCGGAACTAGAAAGCACCCAAAAGCTGAGCGCAGAGAAGCTGAAGGAGTTATCCGAGGCAACTGGTTCTATCTGGCAAATGGATCTAAGAAATCCATAAATTCAAAAGGGTTTGGAATTCTGGAGGTGTTATAAAATGAGAAAAAACAGAAGAAATGAATCACTTGAACGTTTAATAGCATGGCATGATTCGGTTCGAGAGATACGAACCGATAACCGCTTTTACAAAGTGGTTGACGGAGTGCCGAAATTTGATACTGAGTCGTTGTATGAATATTCAACAAAATACAACATCTTTGAAGATCCTGAGAATATTCGTTTCGAACTGTTTAATGCCATAAACGTGGCTGAGCAGTTTGGCGAAAAATGGGACGATGCTGGGAAATATCCCGGAAGCCCGCACAATGTCGGCTTCGTCCTGGACGGTCGCAGATTCGTAACCGGATACACCGGCATAGGCGGGTATTACTGGCAAACAGATGAATATAACCGACCGTTATGCCAACCGTGGTAAGGAGGTATTATGACAGCGACTGAAGCACAGAAAAGAGCGTCGATCAAGTACGACAAGGCGTACACGGTTCAGAAGCTCATAAAGCTGAATAAGAAGACAGACGCAGACATCCTTGACTGGATCTCTGGAAAAAACTTCCAGGGCTATGTCAAGGAGCTGATCAGAGAAGACATGAAAAAAGCCGGAGACTAAAAGCTCCGGTTTTTATCTGCAAAATAAGAATAGCCTTCAAGGACTTCCTCTGCCGGCATGTCAGATGCAATTTGTCTGATCCGTCTGGCCAGAGCGTGCTTATCGCAGTTAACAACAATTTCTCTGCCGGTCAGAACCTTTGTAATATACCACGCAAAGGCATTAGCATCCACTTCCAGAGATTGATTCTCATAATGTTCGTGAGTAGAATCCTTATAATTTTTGAATCCTTTTCTCCATTCTCTGATTGTCGATTTCGACTCCAGATCGGTCAGAAATTGAGATACTACTTGATACTGGTATATATGCCGTATTTCATGAGTAATGGCCACATACTCCAATCCATTTTTGTAAACAGAAAGATTAACCAGGATAGTGTTCTCCACAGGAAAGGACCGCATCCAGGCAGTCTTTGGCATAGTAAATATATCTGTCTGCTCATACAGAATCGTTGGTTTATCTATGGTCAATAGGTCGCATAGAAAGTCAATGTACGTTTTGAAGTCTAGCATGGTTTGATTATAACATAAAAAAAGACTTCCTTAGCTAGTATTGGAAGTCTTTTCTAGTGTTCGTCAACACTATGGTTGCCGTGTGTACCTCACTGCAACCTCATGTCGTATAGACTTAATAAACTTGGCAGTGACGATAGGAGTCGAACCTATATCTACGGTTTTGGAGACCGTTATTCTACCGTTAAAATACACCACTATCCCCAAAAACATTTTACCACACATTCTTTGAAAAGTCTTTGCCATTGTTTTGCCACTATTTTGCCATTGTTTTGCCACTATTTTTCTTTTGCAATACTTTCAATAAAAAAAAGACGGGCAAATAGCCCGTCTATTCATACGTTGCGATCCGAACCGTAGTTCCGTATGTGTTATCAATCTCCTCATACTTGATAGCATTTACAGTTACTGCGCTCAGCCCGTCATAACCAGCGTCAGCACTCACCGTCTGCGTGCTTGCGGTCGGTGTCACCGTCTTTGCCTGCAAATTGACACCCTCGCCAGCGTACGAGCCGACAACACCGAGCAAAGATACACCGCTTTTGATGTTACCGGCGATCAACTTAGATTTTTCAGTAGCTGAAATTCCGACCGAACCTCTCCCATCATGGTATCCCTGTGGTACGGTATATGTACCATCTTTAGTGGCAATCGTACCACTCACTGCGCCACGATTAGGCATTGATCCTGTCGCCTGCTCGCCATCAATTCCATGAAAAGTAGTACCTGCCAATACTTTATCTTGTGAAATCGTATCTTCGGTTAAATCGATTAAAATATTGCCATTGTAAACAATTTTATTGTAAGCCATTTCTAAAAAAACTCCTTTTCTACCACGCTATCCAGCGGTATGTATGATTAGCTTTGAAAGCTGTGTAATTAGCATTCCTGTTATATCGTCCAGTGGCGTAAAAGTCGCCGCCGTCAACTCTACATGTTGCACATGCAAGCAATCCATTGTCAACTGTATAATTGGTTGTTCCACTTTTCGCAATATTAAACGAAGTATTAATTCGGATGTAATAAACGCTCTCACCACTTTCATCAAACAAACAAATTGCTAGATTAGTAACTTGTATGCTGGTTGCATCTACTGATGTTTGTTCAGCGTCATATATATACAAACCTCGGATTGAATCCAATCCTGTGCTAAATATCAATGTCTCCGAGTTCGGTATCGCTTGGGTTAATTTAAACTCGTCCGTTTTGGCTGTGCCATTTGATAAGCAATAAAACATTTGATCAAGATTTAGATTTGTATCTGTTCCGATTGATATGCCACCGCCACCGCCCTCATACGTGCCAGTAATGACCGAGCCACTTTTGTCGATTGCCGTCACATCTTTGAGTAATGTATCCTCGGAAACCGTAACTGACGTTGTGTCAATTAATGTTTGCCCATTGTATACTACTTTGTTTACCGCCATGTCAATCTCCTATCACAAATGTGACTCCACCAGCTTCATTCTGTAGTTCTTTAGTCGGAACAGAATAAATGGTCACATTGTCTTTCATGTATTTCGTTTTCGTTCCTAAAACTCGGCTCGTCGTAAAACTTGGGTCAGCCACAAACGAATTGACTTCATAATCACCATCGTAAACTTCCAGTGACGACTGGCCGCGAGGGACGGAGAGAATGCCCCTCACGGTCATGGCGCCGGAAAGTGTTCCACACAACGTCTTTGCTTCATTCAACATTTCAGATCACTTCCTCTGTAATGTTTAATGTCCTCTTCGCAAGGAACGTATCCACATCGCCGTCAAAGGTCGTCAATTCAATATCATACACGTAACCGCCAAAAGCCATATCTTTTGTATCCTCCGGCTCAATATGCAAGAGCATGGTGTCGGTAGGAATCTGTTTCACCAGTAGTGCCTCCGAATCGCCATATGTCTTCTTGACAGCCATGCGGATCGAGTCGCCCTCATGTGGCTCATAAGCTGTTCCATCGTTGTATGACAGAGTCAAGATGGCGCGCAGTGTATCACCACGCGTCATACTGATTGCCATAGTTTTTGGATTTATTTTAACCATAGTCAAACCCTCTTTATTTCAATCGCTTCTAATCTCAGCGATTTGCCTGTCGTTCCGATCATAGCCTTGCCATCACAGTCAACCCAGCTTGTCCATCCTTTATTCTGGACATGTGCCCTCATTTTACAAGGCTTTGAAGTCTTGATTTTTAAGGCTTCTAATCGTAGCGATTTTCCTGTCGTTCCAATGATGGTTGATTTACCAGGCTTCAAATATTTTTTCCAGCCGACATCCTGAATATGTGCATCTACCTGTTCGATGACGGTGCCGTCTTTCGTATACAGCTGTAAGGCCTCGACCCGCAGGCTCATTCCGGTCGTTCCGGCCATAGCGCCATCGAAGATCCAGTCCATCCAGCCGTATGACTGGACGTGTACACGATAATTGATTTTTCCGTTCGAAATTGTCTTTTTGAAACACTTTGGCCGGAAACATCCGATCATGTATGCTGATGAGAAAGCCTTCTTTGTAAACGATGAATCTTCAGGATCTTGATTCTCTCCAAGATAATAGCCATTGCCTAACCGGTCGTCAGTGCCGGTATAAATGGCGATATGCGACTTCGGGAATCTTCCTCCGTCCCAAATTACAATGTCACCTTTTTTCAGCTCCTGTCCGTTCAGCGCAATGTCATCACACCATTTTAGGATTCCATTTGTTGCTTTTAAGTTGGCGATATCCTTTACATAATTGGATTGCGTGCAGTTCGGCAGAGTATAGCCGAGCTCATGCGCATACTGCGCCACAGCATCCCAGCACTGGTACCCGTACGATTTATCATAATCAACACCTTTGCCGATCCACTTCTTTTCAAAGGCATCGTATTTTGAATAATCGTAAACGGTCTTTTTGACGGCTTTCTGAATCGTTCCGGATGTCCTTGAAAGTTGAGCATTGACCTTCTTAGCGATGTCCGGCATGCGATCGTACAGATATTGACCAGGGCACGGCTTGTTTGCGAAGTCCCGATGCACTGTCATATTACAACCATTACGATGGTTGACCCGATCAGATGCATTGTTCGACCACACCAGCTTCTTGATTCCGTTCCGCTTACAGATATCAGCCACTAAAGGAATAAGAGCATTGTAGGCTTTATCTCTTACCGCATATGGCGGTTTAGAATCAGAAGCCACTTCAATTGTAATTGCTCTCATATCGTTGGTTTTATTCGAAGAGCACCAGCTGGCATTTTTTTCTTCGACATAAAGACCAATCGAACCATCATACCCGATTCCATAATTGCTGGAAGCTTCCGGAGTACCATACTTGAACCATTGGCCACATCCGGCAGCTGTCATCTGGCCGGCCATGCAGTGGATCGTGATTGTATCGATTTTGCTTCGGCCATTGTAATGGTTGGCGGTTAATATCTTAGTTTTAGCTAGACTTGAATTTGTGTATCCCATATTTATCACCCCGCTATCGTCATATTTTGTCAGGTTGTATTTTTGGATCACATTCATTAGATTTGTTACATAATTAATCGATGTCGCATAGCCGTCGGCTTTTATACGTTCCAGGTAAGTCTTCGGATCAGTGACTCCTTTGAGATTTGAATAATTCGAAATATTTATAAAGTCAAAATATCCAATCACTCCGGATTCCATGTTGGGAAACTTGCACCACTGCATCCGGCTTGTCACATAAAGACCGGTGGACAGTTGTTCACTGCCCACCTTGTTGTAAATTCCTGATGCTGTCGGGCATCTGCCCTTCCGGTATTTAAGGCCGAAATAGTTATGCGCATTTACTGCTAGTTCCGATGTTCCGGACGCACTTTCCAAGATTGCCTGCGCAATGATCGGAGAGTGCACCTTGATCCCATATTTGCCGGCATACTTCTTCACATATCCGGCAATGTCTTCAATGAAACTAGTCATCGGACTTTTCTTCTTTTTCTCTGCCGTTGGCCAGCTCTTCCAGAGCTTCGGCCGGCATGGATCTCGTGTCTGTGGTTACTGCCATTAGTTGGCCCTCCTTTTCAGATCTGCCACTTCTTCTTCAAGAATGTACACTCTTTCAATTACGGAATTGTGCTTGTCCATTTTCTTTTCCAATTCCTTGATCCGATATTCCAAAAGCGTACGATTGTTCTTATTCGCGCTGTATGTGGCTATAACCGACGGTATGGCCACACAAAGACCGCTTATGATCGCGGTCTGTACGACCGGATCCATTTACTGTTCCTCGACTTCCGGAAGGCCTGCAAGTGAAGTCAGCAGGCTGACAATGCCAGCAACTGCGCTGGCGCTGACTACAATTTTCCAGTCAACGTCTGCCAAAACATAGCTGGAGCCAATGACTCCGACTGCCGTTTGGCACACTGTTTTGATTGCACGAATGGCCGCTTTTTCCCACCATTCAGCTGATGTTAAATACTTCATATGCTTCACCTCTTTGCACACAGCACTCTAGCTGTGACTTTGATCCGAGCCGTCTGTCCATCGTTGTTACGAACATGCGTCTCGATTGTATTGTTCGAATTATAAATTGTGTGCGTAAATATGTAGCACACACTTGATGCACGACCGTTGTTCGACGCATTCGATGTGCTGAACGGGAAGCAACCGACGATTTTGTACCCTTCCGGGATTGACGGGCTCAGCATAACTGTCGCATTTCCGTTTGCGTTTATAGATATGTTATCCTTTTCGACCGTTACCACTTTAAGCGGATTGGCCACCCGGTCATATATGTTTGCAACGCTTGAACGCATGCAGGATTCATACGTTGCCGTCACTTCGCTGACAGAGCTGGCGTCAACCCTGAACGTGCACAGCTGGATCTCGTACACACCGTTCACAATGTTCACATCAGTATCCTGAGTCAGCGGACGCAGTTCCGTTCCGGTGTCATATACAACTTTCAACGGTTCATCCGCATTGGATAGATCCATCTGCAGAATCAACTGGCCATTTAATGTGTCGCCGCTTGAAAGCGGGACCGATACCGATGTTTCTTCGATTTCGAAAAAACGACCCTGGATCATCCCGAATCCATGTGTGATATTAATTACGTTTGTGTCCACGCTGTCACCCGAGATGTCACAACCATAAATGACACCATCGACTGTGAACAACATGTGCATCAATGCATCATATAAAGGAGCGATATTTACACCGCTCCAAGTTTTCAAATTCGCTCCCATTTTTTAACCTCTATTCAATATTTTCGTCAGGTCCAGACGGACCGTTCCAAACACCAATTTTATTGTCTTTTTTATTTCATACCCAGTCAGAATCGATGCTGTGATCATGCCGTCATGAATAACATTGACCAGCTGGCCAAGCTCCAATGTCCTTGGTGAAATCATCTCATCATCCACTGCCAGTTCGATCTCGATCAGATTATTATACTTGATACGGCTGAATGCATCCGCCGCAGCTGCTCGCGAAGCCTTTGCAAAGGTCGTGTCAGTTCCGACCGATATGGCCACTGTGTCCATTACAACCGGAGTGATCCGATCAGTATTTGAACCGTTGAATGTTCCATCCGGATGCAGGAAAAAAGCGCTTGCTTGCGACATGTTGCCGGAATTGCAGACAACGACCTTGTTCAGACTGTTCGTCGTCTGCTTAAGCGAGATCGACCGGCTCAGCACATTTGGCAGCGCCGTTTCAATCAGGACGGTTTCGCTATTGTTTCTGCCAATATACAGAGTGATCGTTTTATTCTGAATGTCCGGCACTGCTCGGACGAATACGTAATATTCCGCAGCACTTCTCCTGATCAGCGTATCCCGGAGATTTATGACGATCCGGTGCTGGCCAGTTGTATCAGATTTCAAGTTGAAACCCCATGAGGTTGTTGACGAAGTCGTCACGATGCTCAATCCTTTGACTCTTTGATACGTGTCTGCGTTTGAAATGAACCACCTGTCAATGTAATACTTCAAACAATCCTCGAGACTTCCGGAGCCCTGATCGTTTGTGTCGAACACAATTTTCATATTGAAATAATAATCGACGAACGAGACAAATGTGACGGCCATTGTGGAGTCATTGATTCCCTTGAATTCTATCTTGTTAACGACCCCAAAATATTCGACCGTGCCTCTTACAATACGGATGTAACATCCTTCTTCTATTGCCTTGTCAGAAGGAACCTGGATGGTATTAGTTACGTTGGCCAATGCGTCAACTTTATATGTTGGCTCGTTGACAGTAGTGTGCGCCACCAGATTCATCGACAGATCGAATACTTCGACATTATACGCTCGCATATTCTAATTGCACCTCCACAGATAATGTCACTGTGTCAGTCGATTCATGCGTGACGGTGATTCGATTTTTCCCGTATTCAAAAAACATAAATCGTTCCGTTCCGAAGTCACCGCTCTGATAGACATTGGCCACGACAGATCCGTCCAACCTTTGTAGTGTAATTCCGTATGGATAGGATGTTGCATCGATTACCAATTTTCGATTATCGGCAATTTCACCGATGTAACCGCCAGTCGCTTTTAGAATGCCGTTGACATAATGTCTCCAGATCGGATTGACACATGGGCCGTAGATAGATATCTTTGTCGGGCACTCCTCAATCGAATCCGACTCGATGGCCACCGTCTCAGACTCTGTATCCGAATACCGGCATGCATCATATGTGTAATCGTAGATCTTACCGCCCCCGGACGAAGTAGTGCTGGATGATGCGGTCGCGGTTCGATACCAAGGCCCTAACGATATCAATTCGATATCGGCTTGCATCTCATCTTTCGTGACCATTTCACCCTTTTCGATTTCCATCAGCTTGACCCTTTTTCGAAAGGTCTTATATCCCTTATAAGTCAGCACCATTTCTTTCCGGTTAGCAAATTGAACAAAATCAAAATACTTCTTATAGGCATTCGGTCCCTGGAAAAGGATCGTGCCCTCTATTGAAGTTTGTTTGTAGTTTTCTTCCAAAGGGATCCATCTGTTTCCCGCTGCAATGAAGTCGGTGTTTTTCTTGAATCCGAACCCCTTGGCTCGGACAAACAGATTGTCCCTGACCAATAAATCGTAGGTATGACCTACGCTGTTTGTTAATGTCATAATCATAAAGCCATACCTAACTTTCTATTTATGCGCGGTTCCAATGTATCGGCTACTTTGTCGCCGTCCATGTAAATGGATGTGTCTTTGCTAAGGATCTGGCCAAGAATCGTTACAACATCATTGATCTGTGCCTGCAGGCCGATCGTAGCATCGTCTACTGTGTAGTTCATGTTCATCGTTCCGGACATGTCGCCACCACGTGTCAGATTCAGCATTTGCTGAGATTCAGACAACGCTTCATCCGTCAGTCCATTGATTGCTTCCAGAACGGTGCCGGCATTCTGATCAATTCCCATTGCAATACCTGCAGGGATCCAGTGACCAACTTCACGCGCGAACACTCGAGATGGCGAGCCGATATCTAACAGGCTCTTTGCTTTCTGCAAGGCATTGGACGCTAAGTTTGTCAAACTGCTGAACAGATTTCCTGCAGCACCTCCGATACCAGATACGATACCAGATATGATGCTTGAACCGATGCCTGACCAGTCTGCATTTTTAAAAGTTTGAATCGCTTCGCTGGCCACTTCCGATGCCTTCGTCAATAGATTCGACGGTGATAAATTGCTGACGATCTTGCTGATCGCTCCAGTACCACCGGACGCCCAGTTTCCGGACAAGAAGTTCGTGATTGCCTGCGATGCTAAAGTGGCTGCCTGGCTAATTAGCTGACCGACCGCCTGAACCAATCCGGTTACGATTTTTCCGACCGCCTGGATACCTGCAGTGGCCCAGTTACCGGCAGTGAATGCAGTGATTGCTGCCTGGATCAATGTAGGTATGTTGGCGACCAATGTTGGAATCGCCTGGATGATTCCCATAGCCAGGTTGGCAATCAATTGCATGCCTCCGGACACAATTGACGGTGCATTCTCTGCGATTATCTGCGCAAACTGTAAAATCAACTGCGCTCCCTGCTCGATGAATGTAGGTAGTCCCTGAACGATGCCATCAACGAGATTGTTCAGCATCGTCAATCCGGAATCAATGATCTGCGGTGCATTTTCCTGGATGCCGGTGATAAAGTCACCGATCAATGACATTGCATTGCTGATAAATTCGGGAATGCCTGTCACCAGTCCCTGCGACAACTGAGCCAGCATCTCCATACCAGCCGCCAACATCTGCGGCGCATTTTGCATAAAATATGTGACGATGCCACCTACGATGTTACCGATCATTGGCAGAACATTTCCGGCAAACGTTCCAATCGAAGTCAATAGATTGTCAATGTATGGCTGGAGATCCCAACCTTTTGCAATCGCTCCAAGCAGGTCGTCCGCTGCCGATCGCATCATGGCGAATGATCCTGATACCGTTGTACCCGCTTCTGTTGCGGTCGTTCCGGTAATACCCATTTCTTCCTGGATTACATGAATCGCTTCAACTACATCCGAGTAGTTCGATATATCATAGTGCACTCCGGATATCGCTTCTGCATCGGAGAGCAAACGTTCCATTTCAGTCTTTGTACCGCCGTATCCTAATTTAAGATTGTCCAGCATCGTATAGTTTTGCTTGGCAAAGCCTTGATACGCGTTCTGGATGTCTTGGATATTAGATCCGAATTTATTGGCATTGTCCGACATGTCGACCATTGCCATATCTGCATACTTGGCCGCTTTCTGCGTATCTCCTTCCAGTGACTGGATCAGGGATGCAGAAAAGCTGGTTACCTGTTCCATGTACTGGTTGGCAGATACACCGGCTGTCTTGTATGCATTCTTCGCATTCGAAATTACAGTATCAGCGTGATCTTTGAATAATGTCTCGACACCGCCGATCGACTGCTCCAGTGCAGCGCCCTGCATTATCGATGCCTTTATTACCTCGGCTATGGCACCGGCTGCCAAAAACTTTTTGGCGCCTGACAATATCTGTCCGCCAAGAGACTGGCCGACCGAATCACCAACTCCACCGCCGAGCTCTTGCTCTAAATTACCTTTTATGCCTTTCGCAGAAGGCATGATCTGCACGTAGGCTTTTCCGATTTCAGTGCTCATTTTTTATTCTCCTTCTGCTTTCTATCAATGCCTTTTTCAACTCTTCTCCGGAATTGAACACGGTTGCCTTTTCTAGCGCATTACGAGTCTCCTGCTCCTCTGCGCCGGTCAATGTGTCAACCATAGACTTTGGCCGATTACGGCCTTTCGAACCATCTTTGGTCTTCATCCAAACAAGCATGCTCAATCTGTCGACGATCATGGCATTGAGTAGTGTGTCGATCGGAACTTTCAGTTCCGATAAAATCATCATTGTACGTGAGTCCGCCCTTAATCCGAGAAAAAAAGTCGCCACCCGCAATGCAGGCAGCGACCGATAGTCATATATGTGGTATGTCTCTGCGAGGTCACACTCGAGGGCATCCTCACACCTATGAATAACGCTCGCAAGGGCTACTATTTTTTTAAGTCTTTGCTCCCTGATGACATGATTTCGGAAATTGTCGATTCGACTGCATCGACCGGAACGATTCCTTCGTCATCTCTTACGAAATCGTAGAGCCTATGCTGTTGCTCCTTACCCAGCAGTAGCTGGCACACTCTGCCGATCCTAAGCGGATTATCTTCGAGCTCAGCCAGAGCATCCACTAATTCCATATTGTTTAGTCTTGCTTTCGAAAGTTCAAACTCAAATCCATTTGATGTAGTGCCCTTCATGCGTTACCTCCTTTTACTCTCCAGAGCTCGCAATGCCCTGAATGTATTTGTATGCCGTATTTCCATCGGCATCCGCTTTTGCTGTGATCGTCAATTCATAACCAACCGGTTCATTGTCTCGATATACAATTTCGCCGATTTCGGTCACCGATCCATCTGGGATAAGCATGCGGAATGCTCTGTTTCCAAACAATGCGTCAATGACATAAACGTGAGATCCCAGCTCTTTTGAATTGCTTTTAATTGTAATTCCTTCCTGCGCTGATCCAGTGACATTGTCGTCTCCATATGTGGATTTCATGGCCACAATGTTCAACGCTTCGATCAACTTCCAAGTAAATGTATCTTCCTTTGACGTCTGCGTTACCAAAACGGTGTCACCACCCCATGCTTTAATGGATTCAGATTCACGAGAAATATTCTCGGCAACACCGTCTTCAGAAACGTAGCCCATTTCTTCAAACGCAGCATTCAATTCATCAACGGCATTTTGAGGCAGCTCCGTTCCAAGCGGCGCGCGATAGATTGCGCCGGAAACTTTTGGCTTTGCAGCTGCAACATTGTTAACGCTTGACATTTTTGCCTCCTTTAAACTTCTGTGTGTACGATGTCGAACACAGCCTGATATCGATACCGCTTTTCTGTGGTATCGGTAAAGTTATAGTCAGAATTCAAAGCCGATCTGGACACACATGGAAGTGTAGTCAGTCCAGCCATTGCATCCTTGACCATTTCATTGAGCGCAGCTGCTTCGTACATAGACGGAGCGTATGACTGCACTGCAAATGTGGCTGTGTATATGTGGTTTTCCATTCCTGATCCGGTCTTTTCTATGACAACAAACTCATCTGGCGCATCTTCCGGAACTTCCATGTGAACCGGAACTTCTAGTTGTCCTGCCAAATAGTTGAAAAGTTTCTCTTCAATCATTTAAGCGCCTTCAGAAGTGTATTGTTCTTAAGTGTATGATGATAAGCGTGAGGAGTGGCTGCGTGGACGAACCCGACAACACGGGATCCTCGAACAGATACTTCTGATTCAAAACCGGTGCATGCTGCATTGGCGCTATCGACCACCTGCTGTGTCTTCTCGCTGATCAGATCGGCACACATATTTTGCAGCATGTCACGAACACCAGCGCTGTTCAGTTCAACCCTAACATTGCTACTCATACGCTTCCACCAACACTTTCTTATTCCAGGACAATGGCACGTTTTCTTCGATATACTCGATGACCGGACCATATGTGTGCCATGTCTTACCGAAAAAGGAGACCTTGCGGTCTTCCCATTTATTCGCATCCCCTTTTGGGATACATAAACGATAAACTGCATGTTTACCATACAGCTCCGTGGCGCTGACAACATCATCCTGAGTCAAAAGCTCTGGAATGACATTTTCCACCACGATTTCTTTTTCCTGATAAATCGGAGCATTGAATGCATCTACTCCAATCTGTTCCTTATCATAAAGAGTGACCGCGATTCCTTTAATCAAGCTCGCCATACATGTCTACCAGTCCATACTTTTGCCGTCTTAAGCCGAGTCGTTTTAAATCTCTTTTCAAGACGAGTGTTCCGCCACCTGGTACCAAAAACGTTCCGGAAACGGAATAACCGCCGACCGATTGCGACATTTGTGACAGCGCCTGCGATTCGACTTCCTGATTCAGGACCCGGACCACTGTGTCAACTGTGACTGCTTTTGCTACGCGGGCAACATTTTCATTTGTATCGCAAAGCTCTTCCAAATCCTTCCCCACAGATTCGGCATATAAATTAAGCTCCGCAGATACTGACTCAATCAGGAACTGCGCTCTTTTTTCTTCGGATGCGGACAAGTTCCTTCCATAGTCCCGGATATCGCTGATCGATGCATAGTCCATTACTGATCACTCTTTTTCTTAGCCGGAGCTTTCTTCCGTGGTGGCTTCTTATCTTCTTTTAATTCCGACCAGTCGCCACCGCTGATTTTGGAAGAGCATTCAATAATTGCTCCGGTTATTTTGTTCAGATAGCGAGCCATGCGCTCACCTACTATTCAGTCACGATGCGCGCAAACGCTTTTGGATCTAAGATTCCCCATCCGATATAAGCTTCGGCACGGATATATACCTGATTGCTTCCTTTCAGATCGACACCACTATTGTCCGGATCACCATAAGGAATGATTTCCATTGGGATCTCTTTTGCGAATCCCCATCTGAATGCATTCGCGAAGTCACCTACGATTGCCTGGTCTGTTCCGGCATCGGAAACAGTTTTGTTAACATCACAAGTTAATCCAGCAAAAGTTGTTGGCTTCTGGCCAAAGCGGAATTCAGGATATTGAGCGATTCCGTTAGCTTTAATCTGAGCCATCGCACCACCGAAGGCAGTGGATAATGCCATACCATTAACGTCACCATCAGCACCTTGAACCATTGCGATTGCTGCGTCTAGATTTTCATCTGCTTTGGCTGCAGCATAAGTAACTTTCTGAGACACCTTGCTGTCAAAGTTATTAGCGCCCACCACTTCCGAAGCTTCACCAGTGCGAGGGTTTACACCATGCATTCCTGCTAGGTCCATACCACGTGCTAATTTTTTAGCGAAACCATCGTTGAATTGTCTCAAAACTTCTAACTGATATTCTTCAGAAGCTGTCATGAATTCATCAGATACACGAGCTCCGTATTCAAATTTGATAGGAACTACCGTTACCGGGTCAAGAGTCAGACCGCCGTGAGATTTTTTTCCACCTTCAGCTACAATGTCTACTTCGTTTGGCATATTAAATACCATGTATTTATTGCCTGTAAATCCGATCGGCTGCTGGCCGGATAATGTTGCCAGGGAAGAATGTCCCTGAACTTTCGAAAATAAATCTTTGACTAAAACAGGATCAAAATTAGAACCCATAGTCGCTGCTGCTACTGTAATTGCTGCCATGTTTAATTACTCTCCTTTCAGCCCATTTAATAGCTTTTTCATGGACACCGATTTCGAATCGATGTCGGTAGGCTCGGATGATTTACTCGGGGATGCCGGTCGGTTTGAGCCAAGCATCGCTTTTAATGCATCGGCGCTTTTGCTGATGCTTTCCTCATCGGAGCCCTGCAAGAAGGCAATTGATTCATAAGGAAGACCTTTTTCATGCGCAATTCTCGTTTTGGTCGAGCCGGTCTCGTACGCGCTGATCTTGTCGTCCCTTTCCTTCAATTGCTTTTCAAAATTGGAATACTTCTTCGCATTATCTTCGACAGTTTTATTAAGAGCTGTAATTTGTGAATCGTAATCATTCCGGATCTTCTCGACTTCATCCGGGCTGACAAATCCCTCAAACTTCTTAGCAAATCTTTCCATTCTGTCTTTGATACGTGCGTCGAATTCTTCCTGTGTCGTGATTGCTGTAAACTCAGCCATTGTTTTCCTCCTACTTTGCTCGCTATAGGTAAGCGTAAAAAAAGCGCATCTCTGCGCTAATAAGAAACTCTCTGCCTTCTCCTCGCCTGTTTGGTTTCTGAACAGATCCAGTACGCTAATACCGCACTTTCCATGAGGCAGATATCGAGGCCTTCTTTTATGCTCGAATATCCAAAACCGCCATGTGATCCTATGTTCCTGTGTTCGCAATTTGAAACCACTGCGCTAAGAGAAGGCTGTCCCTTGTGTCGGACCTTATCTTGGAAGACTCCATTTTCAAATGTGGCATTGGCCTTTATGACTTCTGCCACAGTTGGAGAAATCGGCTTCATTAGCTTTTCCTCTTCCATATCGTCAACCATGATGCTCCGTCCGTTCTCTCCGTCAATGACCACTTTGGCCACGTCGGATTTTTTTAAAAAATCAAGCATCCAGCCATTCCCGTTCCGGACTGACTGGCAATCAATCGATTCAATGAATATGTGTCCATCCTCGGTACGTACAGCGATAGACATGGCCACATATTCAGATGAGTGACTGTACTTGATCCCAACAAACAAAGGACCTTTTAATTTCGGTAGATCCTCCACCTGGAGTGATCTCCACTCGGCCTCTGTTATTGCTGATTTTAATGAGTAAGTGAACCAGTATCCCAATCTTTGGATCGTGAAGTCGAGATCATCACCACGAATCTCTGAACGAATTTTTCTTTCATCCAGATGATAGCCGAATGACGGGTTCGTTTCTCGCCAGATATCCACATCTCGCAGATTCTCCGGCTTAACGTTGACTCCCCACTCGGCCCAGCCGGTCTCATATGCTTCACCTTTTAATGCGCTTTTGCGCATATCCGGGAACACGGTTCCTACGCTCTCCATTGTGGGTGGTGTTCCGCATAGAATCGTTTGCGGATTCTTCGAATCAGAAACGGTATACACGAGTGCTCCTTCCTGCATCGTCGTATATTCCTGTGCCTCATCGATAACGAGTAAATCGAAACCTTCGCCGAGGCCTCCGTCTCTGGATCTTGTCCGGAAAACTATCTTTCCTTTCTGGTAAAGTTCGATAGCCTCTTCTCCGGATTTTTGGGTAATCTTAAAATGCTTCTCCGTGAGCTCGCCTTTATTGATTCGGTTATATTCGATGTAACCAGCCTCTTTCATGACGGTGCGCAGTCTTGACCACGCTGCTCTGGATGTGGTGGTTCGATGTGCTGTATGGCACATCTGTTCACCATGCTCAAGGCCCCACAATTCTCGGATGACGATGATCTCATTCTTTCCGTTCCGTCGCGGGACAGAATACCCAAACTTCTGATGGATCCATAGACCATCAGAATTCACACCCATAATGTCTTTGATTAATAGCTTCTGCCATTTGATTGCCTTTCTGCTCGATGCCTCATACAGTTTTACTGCCTGAGCTCCGAAGGATTTTTTGTATGGCAGGATAAAAGAAGAAGTAGGAGTCTGTCTGCCTTTCTTAGCAGCCATCTTCCTACCCCCTATCTGTTGTTGTTTCTCAGCGTAACGCGAATCGATGCAGTCCGATGGTTAGCACCTGTGCGCTCCATCTCTTCTCTGATCAATCGCGCTTTCGTTTGCTTGAATTCTCTATTCTGTTCTTGAGATATTCCTTTTTCAACCAGACGTGCCTGCTTAGGTGTCAGCTTCGACTGATCGGCACTCATCAGATCGATTGCTTTCATCCGGCGCCCATCCTGGTAAATGTTTTTTGTGTGTGCATCTTGTGAGAACTCACCAACTTTGTACATGACTGTACAGTGACAGTCACGATGCCGGACGTATATCTCTCTGTTGCACGGATAATCGTACGTGCCGGCTAGATTTGCACAATAATCACAGTGGTTCTTGCCGCCATGATATATACGTATAATCTTAGGATTAAATCCGGAATTGTACATCAGATCGGCATTTTGAACGACAAAGTCATTTACTGCCGATTCAAGGAAGTTCTGCATATATGCCGAATCATCCAGAAGGAAATGTACATCGTCATAGCTTTCGGCATGATCCAGCCGGTTCAGGATGCCATCGATTCTGTTTTGATTCACACCCGGTACGACTGGCTCGAACCCGATTCCTTCCGCCTGGTTCATAAGCGACTGGACCCTTTTGCAGTATTCTGCTAAGAGCTCATTGCCACGAAGCATGGTCGGCTCAATGACCGCCTTCCCGATATTCCAGTACATCCTTCCGTCCGGAAGTATCGATGTGGTAATGTGTTTTCCAAAAGCTTTTGATAGAATGTCTCCTATCTCAACTGCGAACCTGTCTGCATCTTCATATGTGGCTGTCCCGTCACGAATCTTCCGGAGCAGGTCTTTCAAAATCTTATTAGACGTCAGCTCCTCATCAATCGTCTGATTTATCTTTTCCAATAATTCCGGTGAAATGTCCGTCATTCGGAATCACCCTCTGCATCCTCTTCCATCAGGATCCTGTCGACGTCTGTCTGCTCTTCTTCGACACCGGCATTTGCTTCCATTCCAGTCAGCGTTCTTAGATTCTTGGCGCCAATAAATCCAGGCACTGCCTGGTTCAGTTTTATTGCGCCATCTCCGATCAGTGATAATGTCGACATATCCGGCTCGAAGATCGGCTCCCATAAAGGCTTTGTTCGATATAAAGCATTCCGCTGGTAAGGATATTCATCACGAATGCATGCGCATAGATATCCGGCATTCAATAAGCCGATTCCAAAACTTGACTGCGCTTTTCTTGCGTATAGTCTTAAATTCTCATGACTGGCTTTGATTGCTTCGGCACTCGAAGGATTGTCAGAAACAAATCCTAAGTCATCCACTGTCAATCCGGTTTCTCCAGCAAACATAGATGCGTACATCCTCAATTGGTCGATGTACGGAGTCATTGACTGCTGCTGGAACTGTCCAAGCGTTGGCTTGTCCCCGTCATCGTCCTTATCGAATTGCATAAATGCAGACATGACAGCTTTATACTTGTCCATCCGCTCGGCATCCTGGCTTAATCCAGTGACATATTTCTGTGGAAAAGAATAGAATTCGCTCGATACCTCGCCTCTTAGAAGTGTACGCAGTGCCGACTGCGTATAACTCATGCATGCCCTGGATATTCGAGAATGTCCAAACGGTCTTCTTGCATCTGGTCGATAGATGACCGGGACAAGCAATGGATATGGAGCTGTGTTCGGAACTTCATATGGCTCACCAGCTTTTGGGTAATAGTATGTCATTCCTGGAATGAAATATGCTTCCAGTGTTGGGTTTCCATTCTTGTCTCTTTCAAGGACGGCATATCCTTCTTTCAACATATAGGTACGTTCATCAATAACTCCAGTCGCATTGGAACCGTCGATGTTTTCCATCTGCGGGAACCCGCTGTCATCCTCATGTATGTAAATGAAACTGCAGGATGAAATCAACGCAGATAACACTGCACTGTCAATCAGGATATCCCGATTGTTCATGTCATAGATCTGGCCGATTTGGAAATTATCATTGTCGAACGTATAAAAAGACAGCCTGTCTGCCAGACTGTCTACTGCTTTTGCGCACCATCCAAGTGAGGAAGTCATCCACTGCATTTCGGGCGGGATCATGCCTTTCAAATAGCGCGTTGCGTTCTTCATTTCGTAATATCTGTATCGGACGTTAACCCTTTGTCTTTTCAATTCCATCTTTTTTCTTAGGTATCCGATTCCTTTATAATCCGGCATTGTATTCCTCCTTTATTGTGGCTTTTGGGTCGAGAGAGTACGTAGTGACGGCGAACCTCAGCCGACCCGGCGAGTGGGGTTCCTATGCCCCCTATTCAGCAAAAATTCAATAAATTCTATCTAAACAAAAAAAATTAATAAAAAATATATATCCTATACGCTATGAGCCTTTAACAATATTTTTTTGTTGAGCCAGCATGCAGGCCCTGTGTACCCGTACCACCCCGGGCTCCCTCAAAGGAACCGGGCCTTACACTTTTAACTATCATGATCTGTATGAAGTCC